TCCCCTACTTGATATTAACTGTGCGGACTGACACCATTACTTCCGAAAGGGCCAGAAATGCCATTCAAAAGACATAGACAAAAGTCTGTCATGAGTCATCAATTCTCGAGGATTCCCTCTGCAAACATTCAGCGTTCTACCTTCAAGCGGTCACATGGCTACAAGACTACCCTGGATCCGGATTATATTTACCCCATTTATGTCGACGAGATCCTCCCTGGGGATACGTTTAACGTGAAACTGTCGTCGATTGCCCGTCTAAATACCCCTATCGTCCCGATTATGGACAATATGTTCATGGACTTCTTCTTCTTCTTCGTTCCGAATCGCCTTGTTTGGGATCAATTTCAGCTCTTTATGGGTGAACAAAAAGATCCTGGCGATTCTACTGACTACGTCATCCCTACGGTTCAGTCCGATGCCACCAATGGGTTTGAAATTGGTGGCCTGGCCGATTATTTCGGCCTCCCTACTGGCGTTCCGGGCTTGACTGTGAACGCCCTGCCCTTCCGTGGATACAATTTAATCTTTGACGAATGGTTTCGTGATCAAAACCTAGTGGATTCCGTCAAAGTGGAACACGACGAAGGGCCTGATGACATCACGAGTTACAATCTGCTCAAGCGTGGTAAACGCCACGACTATTTCACTTCCTGTCTCCCTTGGCCTCAAAAGGGCCCTGGTGTTGAGCTACCTTTGGGTACTACGGCCCCTGTTATTGGTTCAGATTACAGTTTGGGCCTGAGTGATTCAGTCAAGGGCGTTGGTCTTGCTCGTGTTGCTGGTGGTTCTGCTGTGGAAGCTTCTGATTCGTGGTATGGCGTTGCTGCCGGTACGAATACGCCACCGGGCGCTTATGCTGTGGATAACAATGTTCTTAGTGTGAGCAAGGACCCGACCTTTTCTGGACTTATTGCAGATCTGAGTCGTGCTGTCGGTCCTACTATTAATTCCCTTCGTGAGACGTTCCAACTTCAAAAACTTCTCGAGCGAGATGCCAGAGGCGGAACTCGCTATACCGAGATCATCAAGAGTCATTTTCTCGTTAATAGCCCGGATTCTCGCCTTCAACGTCCTGAATATCTTGGTGGTGGTTCTCGGTCTATCCAGGTTACTCCTGTGGCTCAAACTACCCAATCGTTGGATACTGGCACCCCTCTCGGTACTCTTGGTGCTGTTGGTTACCATGCCCAATCTGGTGTTGGTTTCACAAAGTCATTCGTGGAACATGGCTACGTATTTGGATTTGTACAAATCCGGGCCGATATTACTTATCAGACCGCTTTAAATAAGATGTGGTCGCGTTCTACTAAGTATGATTTCTACTGGCCGGCCCTGTCCCATTTGGGTGAGCAGGCCGTCTTAAATCAGGAAATCTACGCTCAAAACACTGCGGAGGATTTGGAGGTGTTCGGCTATCAAGAGCGTTGGGCCGAATATCGCTATGCTCCATCTCTGGTTACTGGGAAGATGCGTTCTGTCGATCCGACGTCACTTGATGTATGGCATCTCTCCCAAGATTTCGCGGCGTTGCCTGTTCTTAACAAGGATTTCATCGAAGAAAATATGCCGATCGAGCGTGTAGTTGCTGTTGTTGATGAACCAACTTTTACATTCGACGCCTACTTCGATATTTCCGCCACTAGACCCATGCCCGTGTACTCTGTTCCTGGGCTTGTCGATCACTTCTAGGAGACATACAAGTGGGATTTTTCAAAGACGTACTTGGTAAGGTTAATGATGTCGTTGGGTCGCCATTGGGCGGCCTTGGTGCCTCCGCTTTTACAGCTAAACAGGCGTCTGATGAGGCTACGTTTAATCGTAAGTTTCAAGAGCGGATGTCTAATACAGCCCACCAACGTGAGGTTGCCGACCTGCGTGCGGCTGGGCTTAACCCTATTCTGTCTGCCGGTGGTAAAGGTGCTTCGACACCTACTGGTTCTGCACCATCTCTCCCCGATCTGTCTGCGGGGCTTTCTCGTGGTGCTAGTTCTGCTTTACAGCAAGCTAATACGGCCAGGGCCAATGTGTCTGCTACCCTGGACAAAAACATGCTTGATTTCTACAACAATATGCCTGATTGGTTGAAGGATATTACCGATGCTTCCCGGCTGAATGCTGAGACTGGTGTTGGTAACGAGATCACTTCTGCTGTATCTGGTCTTGCGAATTCTGCAAAAGGCATATTTGGGAAATTCAAGTCTGGTATTGCTGCACTTCGCAACAAAATGCGTGGTTCATCGAGTGCCACGAAAGCGGTTCCCAAGTTGATTCCCAAGGGTAGCAAAACCCCTGGTATCTATCTTAATTGGAAAAACCGCAAACTTGAGCATCTACAACGTAAAGGTGCGACCAGTGGCCTAAACGAGGCCGAAACAAAAGAGCTGTTTCAACTTATGGAGGATCTCCAGTGAGACGAAAACGTATGAAACGCAGTCGTAGTCGAAAACTCTTTAAACGCACAAGCGGAAGCAATCGCAGGAACTCGCGTGGAACTCCTATGCGTGGCGGTTATCGACTCTAACACAAAAGATGAGGGCGGTAGCCCCTTCGGCCTAAAATCGCGTCGGCCCTGCGCAAGCAAATGAGGGCTGACCTATTTTCGGTTGGAGGGGCGTTCCCCTTCGGATAATATTACGGAGGTTTTGTATGACTTGTTATCACCCAATCAAAGCCTACCGGGCACTCAATAAAAAAACCGATAATGGCAAATCTGTGATTTGTTTCAACCACTCCGATGTCTCTGACTGCCCTTTCGAAACTCTACTGCTTCCTTGTTCAAACTGTAGCGGATGCCGCATGGACCGCTCTAAATCGTGGGCTATTCGTTGTATTCACGAAAGCTCCCTTTTCAAGAACAACTGTTTTATCACTCTGACTTTTAATGACGATACCATCAACTCTCGCGGAACTCTTGTTAAGTCTGACTTCCAGAATTTTATGAAGCGACTCCGCAAACGGTTTACCGGGATGGAGGCTGTTGAAAAGTCTACTGGTCGTATCCTCAATAAGGATTCTTTTCAAGCTGATGACCACCATTACCCTATTCGGTACTTTCATTGTGGTGAGTATGGCTCTAAATACTCACGGCCTCATCACCACGCTTGCATATTTAACTTTGATTTCACTGATAAGGTACTTCTGGAGTCTCGTGGTTCGAACCACTATTACCGCTCTGCGGAACTGGAGAAATTATGGCCGTTCGGATACTCAATGGTCGGACATGTAACTGTCGACTCTGCTGCTTACGTCGCTCGCTATATCCTCAAGAAGATGAACGGCAAGCTCGCAGACGATTATTACAAACGGTACGACCTACAGACCGGGGAAGAATTCCAACTTCAACCGGAATACACGACTATGTCTCGTCGTCCAGGGATCGGCAAAGTGTGGTTCGATCAAAACCCTTCAAGTTGTTTTCCCAAAGACTTCGTTACTGCGGGAGGAAAATCATTCAAAGTGCCTCGATTTTACGACAATATCTATGAATTAACGCATCCAGAGGCGTTTCTTGAAATTAAGAACAAAAGAAAGCTGGATTCCATGCTTAATTCTGACGATAATACTCCTGCTCGCCTTCGCGTTCGTGAGAAGGTGTTACAATCAAAGGTGTCTAGGTTAGTAAGGACTTACGAAAATGATCACTAAAATGTATTCTGTGTACGACAAAAAAGCGAAGATCTTCAATGTGCCAGTCTTTCTTCACAATACCGCTGTTGCGTGTAGAGCCTTCGGCGAGCTGGCTAACAATCCTGATCATCAATACGGGAAACACCCTGGTGACTATGAGCTGTGGGAAATTGGCACTTATGATGACCAATGTGCCTTGACCTGTCCCCAGATCGACAAAACCCATGTCATTGACTTCTCTGACTTGATCGGAGTCCCAGCGTGACAAGATCTCTTGTCTATCTGCTGATTCTAACCATTGGGGGCTGCGTATGTTACGTGGCCCCCTCTTTTGATTTGAAAGGACATAAGATGCAAAAAGTAATTGATCGGCGTGCTAATGGCTCGCGGCGTGTGTCTTTTATCACGGATGCTGGTTCCGTGGTTGAAGGACATCACAAAAATGAAGTGGATATTAACCAGATCATGCAGAAATACCGTGTTACTGGTTTCCTCGAGTCTAATGCTCGTGAAGCTAACTATGGCGATTTCACTAATGCCACTGATTTCTATGACATGAAAAACCGTATTATTGACGCTGAAAGCGACTTCGCGAAGCTTCCATCTTATTTGCGAACTCGGTTCAACAATGATCCCGCTCAGCTACTGGCCTTCCTTGAAGATCCTGACAATCTCTCAGAGGCCCGTGAGCTTGGAATTATCGAAGATAGGGTTCTGCATACCCCTATTCCCGAAACGTCTCCTGTAGAGGCTCCTACGCAGCCTAAAGCTGCTACCCTGACCGATTCCGCGAAGCCGGAATAGGGCAGGTCACAGTTCCCCTACTTGATATTAACTGTGCGGACTGACACCATTACTTCCGAAAGGGCCAGAAATGCCATTCAAAAGACATAGACAAAAGTCTGTCATGAGTCACG